TTTGCTGCATGGCCATCAAACCGTTTTCCCCAGGCATGGCTCCTTCGACTTTCCCCCCGTGGAAATAAGACTTCAGGGTGCGCGAGACATACGCCCCGGCCACCACATCAACGTCATGGGACAACAGCCGATAGAACATAGCCATCATCATGTTAGGGTTCGCATCGCCCACATCGGCATCCCAGAATAACGCCCGGTCAAATTTCTTGTTAGCTACCGGAACGACAAGTTCATTACGAGCGAGTGCAACAGATGTTCCTGTGCGAACCTGCCACTCCCAGAGATACCGCCCCTTGGAATTGGAGCGCAGCACGGCAATCAGGTTGACGACATATTCCGGGTCGAGGCCACCCTTAAGCGGCGTTAAAAGCAAGATGCGTTCAGGTGTCATTCGCGTTTTTTCTTTGGGTTGGTCAGAAGGAATTTCTCGTATTGCTTTTCGGTCATGTTGGCCGCTTTGGACTTAGGACGTTTCTTCGGATTGCGTTTGTCAATCTCCTCGAAAATCCCCCGCACGGCCTCACTGATAATTGGCCGCATGGACGGAATCTCGTGAACGACTGTAACCCGCACATCCGAAACCGGCGTTCCGCCCAACAGTTTAATCAGCCAGTTTTTCATAAGGTTTGGTTCGCCCATACAAGACCGGATGCCCCGACAGCAGCACCCGCTTAACCTCGTTCAGTTCTTTTTGGTGGGCGTCTATCAGTTCGGCTTGGGCCATGAGGTTCTTGATCTTCTCCGAGTTCATCTCGGCAGAAGTGTAACCGCCCAAAATGTGGATTATCCAGTCTATCACTTCTCGGTTTTATTTTCAGGGGGCGTTTGGAGATTCGCCTTCAGCCAAGCAGTGAGGGCCGGGAAAGTCTGGAAAACATGAATACACCTAGTTGTTTCGCACGCAAAACCATTGGCGACGGTGGGGCGAACGATGTAGCCATTTGCGACCACTTCGATGTTAACGAATGATTCGGTTTTTTGGTTCATAAAATTTAAGCGAGACGGAAACCATGCCAACCACACTTGGGGCAATGCACGTTCTTTTGAGGAGGGAGGGAGGCACAAACCATGTTGGGGGTGGTGTCGGAAAGTTCACCGCCGCATTTCTCGCAGGCAATACCGTTCGGGCGGGGTTCGTTATTCAGCCAATCGTGAACTGATTCGCCCACCTGCTTGTTCCAGTCCTTGAGAGGGATTAGGCGCGTCATTGGGCTAGTCGCGTGTTTCAATCTGCTTGAACATTTTTTCTGTCCACCCAGAAACCAGCGCCACCACTTTTTTATATTCTTCCTTGGGAATGTTAGGTTGGTTGGCGATGCAGATTTGCCTAAGCGTATGCTCGGCGGAAAGAACATGGCTCAAATCGCGCACATTGATATATTCTTGTTCGGTCATGGCCATTGGGGTTTCTCGATCTTGAGCAGGTGGGCTTGGGGAATTGTGAAGTGGGGCGGTTCGCCCGAAATCTTTTTCGTCACGGAAACATGCAGTCTGCCAGTTTTCTCGCTTTCCTTCTGGGCCACCCCCTCGTCGTTCGCCCCATAAAGGTAAACCACTTCGCCCGCCGCAGCCATAAGTGAGTCTCCCAAGTAGCGGGTTTGGGTCACGCGGTATTTGTCAGTCATGGGGTCAGTATCTATCACGGCGAGAATTCACCATAATCTCAACGAAAGTCGCCCGGTCTGGAATGGCAATGTCGGGGTGATAGGCGTTGGCCTCCATCGTGATTTCGATATAGCGAACGGGATATTTCTTGAGGAACCAGCGCACGATTTTAAGGCCATATGCGGGCGAACCAATGAGATTAAACTTCAGGAATTGCCACGGCCCATCAGGGAACTTCACTGTCTTAACATCTAATTTCTTGCTAGCGACCTTGGCGAGCAACTGACGAACCATATATTGCGCGGCGTGGTCTTGAAATTCACGCGTCTCAATAAGCATACCCATCTCGTGCTGACTGATTCTTTGCTCAAAAGCGATGGTTTGAACCATGCGCGTGATTTGCTGATAACCCAATTCCGCCGTGTTCACGAATCTTGAACCGTCGAACGGGTCTTGTGCGGGCGTTTTCTTTTTAGCCATTCGCCCCACGAAAACGCCCCACCCTCCCCACTTCAATACGTAATGGGGCTGGACAGATAGCTAGAAGACGAGCTAATGAGGTGCCAGATGGCTAGAGAACACCGGATGAGCGAATTTTCCCCTTCGTGGGGTCTGCCTTGGCGGCCAGTCCTTACCCGAGAATTTGTAAAGGATTGGGACAATGAGCGGCTGGCAAAATACATCGCCCTGCGGAAACAGGTAGAAAAGGGGGCAATTGATAACCCCGTTGGGCAAGGCTGGACGCTCCCCGGCTGGAATAAGGTCATGGAGAATTTCAACCGCTATCGGGTTCACTGCATCCTCGGTGGCAACAGGTCCAGCAAGAGCACGTTTGCGGCCCGTATGGCAGTTTGGTGTGCGGCCACTGTTCCTGAATCACAGGTCCGCATGTATCACGTCAATTCCGAGCGGTCCATAGAACAGCAGCAAATGGTATATGACTCTCTGCCAGTTGGAATTAAGAATCTACCGGCCAAGAAAGGAATGAATCATTCTTTACAATTTAGCCAGAAAAACGGCTTCACCGATTCAATCTGCATCCTCCCGCCACTCCCGGGTTATCGTAAGGGCGGATCGATCATTTTCGGAAACTATCGCCAGTTCCAACAGGATGAACAAGTGGCCGAGGGATTCAAATGTCATGCAATCTTTTGTGACGAGGAGTGCCCGCAGAAACTTTTCGATACGCTTCTTTTCCGAACCATAGACTACGATGGGAAGATTTTCCTGACCTTTACGACAATCCAAGGCTGGACCCCGCTAATCCAAGACATCCTTGGAAAGACTAAGACGCTAGAATCAGCGCCGGCTGAATTGCTAGGCGGGCGTCAGGTTCCCGTTTTCCAAGAAAGCCTTTCCCGCAAAGAGACGGCCATTTACTACTTCCACACATCGGGGAACAGTTTCATTGATTCAAAATCCTTCCTCGATACGCTGGCGGGGCGACCCAAGGATGAGATTTTAGCTCGTGCCTATGGTATCCCCACCAAGAGTGTGGCGGGCGTTTTCCCGGGCTTTAATAAGGAAGTGAACGTAATCCCGCACGAAAAGCTTCCGTGGCTCCCCGCCAACCTTAAAACCGACAAGAAGGGCAATCCTGTGCCCTATAAGGTCACTCGTTACATGGCAATAGACCCAGCAGGCTCAAAGGCGTGGTTCGCCGCGTGGGTGGCTATTGATGCAATGGGAACGTGGTGGGTTTACCGGGAACATCCCGACCATGACGATTGGGCACTTCCGGGGAACACCGTGGAAGGAAAACCGGGGCCGGCGCAAAAGGGTCAAAAACTCGGAATTAAGGGATATGTTGAATTGTTTCAGGGTATCGAAAAAGAGGATGACGCGGAGATTTTTGAGCGATACATAGACCCGCGCATGGGTGCGGCTGAGAGGCAGTCTGAGGATGGGGCGACCACGATCATTTCAGACCTAGACGATGCGGGCATGTCGGTTATTCCCGCCCCCGGCGTGGATATTGAAAACGGAATCCAGCTCATAAATAACCTTCTTGCGTGGGATGAAAGTAAACCCCGCGACAGTCTGAACGGCCCCAAAATCTATATTTCCGACCGCTGCCAGAACATCATTTTCGCCCTCAGCGAATACACGGGACAGGGCGGAAACCGCGAAGCAACAAAAGATTGCGTAGACGTACTCAGGTACCTAGCAGTCAGCGACATACAATATATCGACCAGAATCAATTTAGTTTGACCCAAACATACGGGCGCACATCTTCGTATTGAAATGGCAATCATCGGAGCAGATACATATAACAAGAATCCAGACACGAAGATTTGCACGCATTGTCTGGTTGAGAAACCTCTAGATTCATTCAGCCGGCATCCCACGGCGGGGAAGAAGCGTAAGCAGTTATGCAAGGTTTGTGACCACGCATATAGTATGAAGAACTATGAGCGAAAGCTGGCGATTCGAGGTAAAACAAGAAGCACGTTTGTTGGCGGCCTTGTCGATAAATCTGATTGGAAACAGGGAGACGTTCGCGCCGATGGATTAGTTTTCATGTCTAAAAGGAAAAAGCCAGATGGGAGATTTCAAGAGTGGTGGGTAACGCGGGAGCAATTTGAGGCGAAGAAGAAAGCGCAGAGAGATCGTATGCGCTGGCGCTATCATAACGACCCTGAATATAGAGAAAAGGAGCGTCAACAAAACACCTCGGAGCGTCAACGTGCAGCCAAACGCAGATGGAATAAGGCAAACAAGGTTCACATGGAGAATTACATGGCGAAACGACGCGCTAAAGTTCGCGGCCATGTGGCGGAATTAACGCCCGAACAAAATAAAATCGTCCTAGAGTTCTACAAATTCAGAGACATCTTGAATCACGTTCATGGATGCGTCATGTTTGAGGTCGATCATATCAAACCCATTTCACGGGGCGGCCTGCATCATCCCGATAACTTGCGCGTCACCACGGCCAAGTTTAACCATGTGAAGTTCGTGAATCAGCTTTGCCCAGTTACGCTTCAAAAGACAGGCACCTATTAGTGTCTTTACAATTGGCACAAGGTCAGTAGAGAAACTGATAACTAAACCTTGTCCTCATTCACCGCAGACGACGCCGTAACAGGCACCGGAAATCAACTTGCCCCCTTAGGGGAGGATGGGCCGTCGTTTACCCACTTAAAGGATTCGTTCCAGCGGTGCGCCACTGATCTTTCTCCCTACGTTGCACAATGTGCGATGAACTACGCATGTCGGTTCGCCCTCTGGGGTGGGCAATCAGCAGATGGCAAAAAGCACGCTCGGGGAGTGAATGGAGTTTCAGAACCTACGCCGTGGGATGGGGCGAGCGACCTTCGGGTTTACCTCGCGGACAATTTAATCAACGACAAAGTAGCGATGATCTTGGAGGCGGTGAACAAAGCCTCTCTCGTGGCCCAGCCGGTCGAAGGAAATGATATTAAGCGGGCGAAGCAGGTTTCCACTTTTATGAAGTGGATGATTAAAACTCAGATGCCGGACTTTGATAGGGAAGTTGAGCTTTTGGCTCAGTATTTGGAGGAGAAGGGGGCGGCGGTCATGGGGCAGTTCTGGGAAAGTTGTCAGGAGAAAGTTCTGACCTCAATTCACCTGACCGACCTCCAAGCGCAGTTTCCTGATATAGACATTCAGCAACTTTTGGATTCGGGGGATGCCGACGATTACCTGAAATCCCTTTTCCAAGAAATCTACGGAGTGACCAAGGCGAAATCTGGAAAGATGCTTCGTGAGTTGACGAAGAACGGCAAGACAACCGTGGCCGTGGTCGGAAAGATGCGGAGTTACCCTGTGATGCGGGCGTTCAACCTCGACAACGATCTTTTTATTCCACCCGATACCACCGATATTGAACAGGCGACAGGGATTTACCGTGTGCAGTATTTCACCCCGGAGAAACTTCGGAGTATGGTGAATACTGACGGCTGGAATAGCGCGTGGGTGGAACAGGCCATTGAACGCTGCAAGGGGAAGATGATTTCGGTCACTCCCTCGGAATATCAGCAGCCGATGAATCGTTCGTTCATCTACACCCAGCAAAGATTCACGGATAAGGTGGGTGTGGTTTACGCCTATCAGCGTTTGAGCGACGAGGAGGGTTATCCGGGAATCTATCTGACTATTTTCAATCCCGATTTGCCCCCCGATGGGATGCAACCGGGTTATGCGTATTTCTCACTTTATGGGGATTCGGATGGGAAATACCCGTTTGTTCTTTATCGGCGCGAGTTCCTTTCGCGCAAGCTGCATGATTCCCGTGGCCTTCCCGAACCGCTGAAGCCCCTCCAAGACACCATCAAGGCCCACAAGGACGCACGGATTGACACGGCAAGCTACAACATCATGCCGACGCTGTATTATCCGATTGGGCGCCCTCCGTTAAAGCATGGCGCGGGGGCGCGTGTCCCCGAACGCCGCCCGAATGAATATCACTATGGCCAGCCGATTCCCTTTGATGAGACGACGGAGGCGAGCCTAGCCACCCTGAACGCGGACGCAAAAGAGTATGTCGGCATGGCTAAATCCGATGGAGATGAGCCGGTAAATCAGACGAAGAATCAGGCCGAGATTAACAAGCTGTTCGCCTCCCTCGCCGCCTCCCTTCACCAAGTCTGGAACCTTTTCAAGAAATACGGTAACGAGATTACCTATTATCGCGTGACAGGTATTCAGGACGAGGAAGCGACCAAGTTTGAGCGTGGGCCAGAGGATGAGGATTTCTATTTTGAGGTTCGCTACTCTATCAAGGATGCTGATTCTGATTATTCCCTAGAGAAGATTCAGAAGATGATGGAGCTGGCCGCCTCAATGGACAGAACTGGGGCCGTGGATTGGACGGAGTTCTTGCAGGTGGCTTTTGAGGCTGTGGACCCGAATATCGCCTCTCGTGTGCTTCGCCCAGCCAATGTTGGAACGGAGAAGGTCATTATGGACGTTCAGGACGATCTGACCAAGATTTACTCGGGCGTTTCGGTGAATCTGAAACCCAACACGCCCCCACAGATTGCCATGCAGACGATGCAGAATTGGGCGCAGTCGCCCGATGTGGTGGCGCGTTATCAGGCCGACGAAGCATTTAAAAAGCGCGTGGACGCCTATCAGGGGCAAATCCAGATGGCACTCGATCAACAGCAGAACGCCGTGGTTGGTCGTTTGGGAGCAGTCCAGCCCACCCCCGTTATCGGCCCCTCTGCTTCCGCTGCACAGTAATTTATGCCTCGTAAATCATCCGTTGCCGCAGAGCAACTAAAGTTGGACAGGATTCAGGCGGCGATTCAGCCCCTTGTCGGTTTGCCCCAGTGGGATGCCTTTGTCCAAGTGCTCCGCGATTTGAAAGAGGAAGCCGTGGCGAACTCCGTTGCTTTTGACACCGTGGCGAACGAGCGAAATTCCCTCGTGGCTAAGGGCGAAGTGCTCTGTTACTTGAATATCTTGACCGTGGCGGACTCACAGCGGGAGGCGTTCGATGCCCTGACCGCCCAGCAGAACGAGCAGGCCCAGCATCAGTAGGATTCACTTGGCTTCCGTTGATCGCCTGCGTTCACAGCAAGCGGAGTCAGCGTGAAAAAAAGAAAAAGAAACGGTAAAGAAAGCAGGATGGGGCTAGATTCGTAGCCCGTGGTCAAGCAAATAATGTCCGTGCAAATGTATCACAGTGAATCAACGAGCACTTGCGAGATTATTTGTCCGTCGCTTTGTCCGACCAATTTGGCATGTTCTCGTAAAACTTGGTGCGCGTTCTTGGTTAGATAAACGCTAGTCTTAATCTTCCGCTGATCGGCAGGAAGGGGAGGACGACCCATCTTGGGTTTAGCTTTGGCAACCATGCGAGCATTGTTCCACATGGAACGCTCCGTTCAACCTAAAATTGGTTCTTTACAATTAGTCAGTAGTTGTCCTTATCCTGCGCTTACTGAGCCAACCGGCTCTGCAATCGGCCTCTTGGGGCCACAAAACCATGCCAGAAAATACAGTTAGCGATGAGGTTCCTTCGCACCCCCTGCAAGTGGCAGAAAACAGCGATGCAAAGAAAGGCGCGGGCAATGTTGAGGAGTCCGCTTTTGCGAGAGGGTTAGCTGCTAAACAGCTCGCCATGCTCACTCAAGAAGCTCCAGCGGAACAAGCCCAAGAAAGCGCACCACCCGCAGAGGTAACGCAAGAAACCTCATCCGAGGCCAAGCCCGAGGAAACCAAGGAGGAGGAGAAATCCGACACCCCCGAGGAGCCCAAGGAGGAAGCCGACGAAGTTCTTTCACCCGAGACTCATTCTCTCGACCCCAAAGCACAAGCTGCTGTCAACCGTCGTATCGGTAAGGAAGTGGCCAAGACCAAGCGCGAAATTGAAGCGCGGGTGGCGGCTGAGACGAAGCTGGCGGAATTGGAGGCTAAACTGGCTGAAAAGCCCGAAGCCCCCGAGTATATCCCCGTCCCGGCGAACGTCCCACTCCCTGAAATCACCACGATTGACCAACTGAACACCTACCGGGAAAACCTCTCCAATGACATTATTGAGGCGGAAATGCTACTCCACGCGGATATTCCCCCCGAGGGAATTGATACCAAGTGGGGGCGCATGACCAAACCCGCTCTGATTTCGGCGCTTACCCAAGCGAAGAAAGATGAGCGAGTGGCAATCCCCGCCCGCGAGAGGTTCCTAAACACCCGAGCCCAAGCCACCCAGACGGCTGTAGAGAAGTTCCCCTTCTTGAAAGACCCTGCCAGTGAAGGCTACAAGATGGCGAAGCAAGCCCTGCGAGAAAATCCCGTGTTACGGAGCTATCCTAACTCGGAATACCTCGTCGGGATGATCGTAAAGGGACAGTTGGCCATGAAGGCGGAGGAAGCGAAGCCGGAGGCGAAAGCCCCCGCCAAGCCCAAACCGAAGCCCACAGGCGGGCAGACGGAAGTAGCATCAGACAGCAGCGCCAGCCGCATCCCGGTGGGCACTCTCAGACAGCAGGCTTTGGATAACGAGACGAATAAGTTGACGGCGAAGAAGGGCGTATCGGAGAAGGATTTTAGCGCGGCCCTCGCAGCCAAACAACTCATTCGGTTAACTCGTTAATTCCATGCCTTTTGCAGCTACTTACAATACGTCAGGCGACCGTGAAGACCTCACGAACGCCCTGACTATCCTCACTCCCGAGGACTGCCCGAAGATGTCCACCTTCCCGAAGTCCTCTGTTCCCTTTAACATGTATCAGGAATGGCAGATGGACGGTCTGCTTCCTGTAAACTTCACCGGCAACATTGAAGGCGCTGATTTCAGCTCTTTCACTGACCAAGTTGCTGCCCGTGCCCGTGTGGGAAACCGGGTTCAGAACTTTGGTGCCACTTGGGCGGTGTCCCGTAACCAGCTTGCGGCTGAAGTCGCGGGTGTGGCCAATGAAATGGCCAACTCCAAGACCAAGGCCGCCCGCAATGTGAAGCGTTCCATCGAAGCCTGCATCGGCTCCGATAACGACCTTCAGGCCGGTTCCGGTGTCGCCCCCTCGAAACTTCGCGCTCTGGGCAAGTGGATTTCCACTTCTCCGGGTTCGGATGTTCCGGCTGCCTACACCACCCCGACCGCCTCGATTGACACGACTGCGACCGCCTCCCTCACGGAATCGGCGTTCAATGACGTGTTCCAGTCGATCTTCCAGCAGGTCGGTGGGCGGCGCTCCTACACGCTCTATGCCGGTCCATCCCTCAAGCGGGCGATCAGCAACTTCCAGCGCGTTACGGGCACTTCCGGCACGACCAAGACCTACATGGTCACGCAGGATGCCACCCAGCACCAGATTGACCTCAACGTGACCATCTACGAGGGCGATTTCCACACCGTTACGGTCATTCCTGACCTGTTCAACGGCCTGCTTGATGGTGCGGCCCCCTCGACCACCACGAGCCAGCAGAAGGCCCGTGGCTACGTCATCGACCCCGAGCTGGTTGGCATCGGCTATCAGTTCGGCATGGAGTCCGTGGACAACCCGGACTTCGGCGGCGGCCCCAACGGCTATGTCCGCACGGCTGTAACCCTCATGCTCAAGAATCCGCTCGGCCTCGGCAAGTTCGCCGCGTCCAGCTAACACAAGGAGGAACTTACAATGGCTACTTATACCACCACCCTCACGTCAACCTACACTTCCGCGCTTACGGACATTGAGAATATCAATGGCTGGAACCGCAAGTTCGTCATCCCCTACACGTATCTGGCACAAGCCAGTGCGACCACGGCGACGGACGTTGTGACGGTTGCCCTCGGCAACACCCCGGCCAACTGGGTTGTCAACCGCGCCCGTGTCGTTGTGACTACGGCGCTCAGTGTCACCGGCACGCAGACCTGCACGATTCAGGTCGGCACCACGTCCAGCATCGCGGCCTTTATCACGGCGCAGTCCATCCTTACGGTGGCCTCGCTTGGTGCGGCTTCAACTCTGGGCCAGCTCACGAACGCCACCGGCACGAGTTCGCTCGGTCTGCTGGCGACGTTCACCAACGCGGCTGCGGGCTCCCTGTCCGCTACCACGGCGTTCTCCTGCACCATCCTTCTGGATGTTCAGGACGTTAGCGCCAGCATCTACCAGCCGAACCAGTAACGGCAGTATGATGTAGAAACACTGGGGCGAGGTAGGCAAACCCTGCTTCGCCCCTTCTACTTTATGAGCATCGAAGCGTTCAAAGACCAAGCGCAGACAGCGGCGGAAATCACCGACGAGGTAAACGCCCAACTGCCCCAAGAAAAGGCCCGTGCGTTGCGGGAAATGGCCGCTACGGCCAAGGAAATCAAAGCTGGCCTCGCTCCCGTCACAATGGGGCAGGGCGTGGGTATGCCTATGGGCTCCCTACCTCCGATCATTTATCACCGATGGAATCATGCTTATCCCGGTTGTTGGACGGACCAGCAATTCAAGGACGAGTTTTTCTCCGATAACCCAGACTTGTGCTATCCGGGCTATAAGCCAAAGGCGAAGCCTATCTATTTTAACATGAGCCAATCGGCAAAAATAAACCACGGCGGGAATCTGTATTGGGAGAAGAAGAACAAGGTGTGGGCTGAAATCAATGAAGCCGTGAAGCGCGGGGATGTAATCTAATGATCTCCGAATATAACGCAGAATCCGACAGGGTTATTATCTATTATTCCACCAAGCGGTGTATTACTTGTGGTGAGATTAAGGAGGAGCCTGATTTTTCAGTAAGCCATCAAAATACCGATGGTATTCATTCTTATTGTCGTAAATGCGCGGCGGCTAAATCCAGAATCAATTACAGAAACAATAAAGAGCGTTGTAATAAGAAATCTATGGAGCGGTATAACCGCGTTAAGCACACGCCTCAATTTAAAGAGCGCAGAAGGGCAATAGACAGATACAAGTGGAATAATGATTTAAAATTTCGTTCTGAAAAAAACCTCAGAGATCGGATACGTCATGCGTTGAAGAATGGTCTGAAAAAGACCAATAAGTATTCAGACTTGCTTGGGTGTCGTCCCCGTCAGGCTGTGTATTATCTAACGAATGGCGGATGTGAAATTCCACGGGGGATGCACGTTGACCACTATGTTCCTGTTTCTTTTTTCGATTTGAGCAATTTAGACCAACAGAAGGTGTGCTTTAATTGGAGGAATCTGAGGCTTCTGACGGCAACAGAGAACATCAGAAAACACGATAGACTTCCTTTTGATTATAAGGAACGCGTTGCGTTAATTTGTGCCGCAATCGGAGTAACCAATTTCATCAATGGCGCTCTCTAGTAATACGAAATATACCTCCTTCCAGCAATTCGTGGATTCCCTTATCGGACTCCTGAATATCGCTTGGGCGGATTTCCCTGCTGCACAGAAAACTGGCATCAGGAATTACTACAACAACAACGCCCAGTATGGCTGGATTCAAAACAACTGGCTGCCGGTCTGCCCGAATGGGGAAGCGCGATTTGTAGGAAATCAGGGGTTCTACCCAAACGATCTAAGCAAAACGTCCTATTGGACGGCCACGAATGTAACAGTAACGGCGAATAATCTAGCGAACCCGGCTGATGGTCGGGTGACGGCAAGCAAACTAGCGGAGACGGTCACGAATGGGGCGCACAACGCCCTGCAATCATTCACCTACATTCCCAACGCAACGTATCAGGTTACTTGCTATGCGCGGGCTTTGGGTGGGCGGTATCTCTATCTTTCTGCCAATGACGGGGTGAACACCTATTCCACGATTTTCAATCTGGCCGCGGGGACGGCGGGGACTTCCAGCAATAACCTATCCGCCACTTCCACCATTCAGCAAACGGCCAATGGCTTCTGGATTTGCAACATCTTCTTCACCGCAGCTTCTACCGCTGGGGCGGGAAACTATGGGCCGGGCATTTCCTCGGACGGCACGACTATTTCCTATGCGGGCGATACGTCAAAGGGGCTTTATGTATGGGGAAATGTGCTCACGCAAACGGCGTTCGCCACCCCGTCAATCACCCTAATTCCGAACAATCAGTTGGGCGAATCGTTCATTGATGCGACTTTTCAAGTGTGGCAGACAAGTCCGGTGGGCGCTGGCTATCCGTGTCCCATCCAATACGAAATCTTGCCCGATGGTGTGCAAGTTATCGGCGTCACTAACTGGGTCTGGAATGGCTGGCTGTGGACGTATCCGGCATGGTTCACGGCGGGGTATCCGGTCTATCTGTTCTATCGCACGGCCTGCCCTTCTTTCACCGGCACGGACTACAGCGCAATGGCGACCTATTCCGTGGACGATCAAATCCTGTTCACGAATAGCGCGAGCGTAATGAACTTCTGGAAGTGCGTCATTGCCACGACTGCCGGCCAATCGCCTGACACGAACCCGAATAGCTGGGAATTAATCGAACTCCCCCAATTCCTTTTCAACTACGTCCTCTATAAATCCTTTGCTGATTATCTTCGGATGGATGCCCAGATGGAGAAGGCGCAGGGAGGGGAGGCGTTGGCCCAGCAATATCTTGATATGGAAAGTGACAAACAAGAGCGCCAGCAAGGGCACGTTCTGCCGATGCATGTCGCCACCCATATGACACAGAGCCCTCGTGGATATTTCAGAACTTAACCTCAACCAAAACTAGTCATGGCCTATAATGTATTGAACCCTCTTTTTCCGCAGCGTGCGGTTGATAACACCGGCACGCCCGTTGCTTCGCAATCCACCGCCGTTTCCACCGCTGCCGTCGCCGCCACTGGCTACACCGCCACTCCGGGTGGCACGACTCACGTTCAATTGGTAACTTTTGACGTTCAGGGTGCCGACGTTCGCGTGCGCTGGGATGGCACCGACCCGACTGCTACCGTGGGTCATTACCTGCAAGCCGGTTCGTCCTATACTTGGCAGGCATCAATGTATAACGCCGCTAAATTCATTCGGGATACCAGCGCGACCCAAGACGCCACGATTTTTGCTTCGCCGCTGAACGGTGGTTAAGGCATGTCGTTTCTTGGCGGCCCTCCGAATCAAGCGACGTGCTTCCATTTCCGGCGCTTAATTATATCAACGATGTTGTTTCTGCCAACGCCATATATCTGAGCCAGTTTTCGGGTGCCATGCTTTCTTTTCCTTATCTCAATAACGTCCTCCACGGTTAGCTTGGCGCTTTTATGCGTTTCTCCCTTCCTCGGATTCATAAGACCAAAATTAACCGCATGACGCATATTTTCTTTCCGCGTAACCCATTCTAGATTTTCAACCCGATTATCGCTCTTAATTCCATTCTTATGATTCACCTGCGGTTTATTCTCGGGGTTGGGAATGAAAGCTTCTGCCACCAAGCGGTGTATGGCGTATTCTTTAAATATCGGAGGCTTGCTAAGCGTGGTTCTGGCATATCCAAAACGAGTAATCCATCCCCTTACTTCATGGGTTCCACCAAATGTTCCAAACTGATTCGTGTATGTGAGCCCACGAAGATTCCCATGATCGGAAATCTCATAGCGGCCCTCAAAACCAATGACGGGTTTCCATGTTTCGGTTTTCATTACATGATTAAGGGGTCCTATAGCTTGGCTTACAAGTTTTAAATGTCTTTTTTAGGAAATCCTCCCTCACAAGCCAGAAAACCTTTTGCCGAGGTTTTGCCGGATGGTCGTAAGCGTTACACGAGATATTTTAAAGTTCAGGCGACGGGTGTTGTTCCGCCAGAGTTGGATTATGCTGTAGCCTCGGTTGACCCGTGGAAGGCTGATGCTCCTGCCGGATGGGATGCGTGCCTACTGACCTATAAGCAATTCAGGGATTCGGAGAGGGGATTTCCGCAGGGGGGAGAGGATGATAAACCGATTTGCCAGCTAGTCTATGAGGAGATAGCCGCTACGGGGGAAACGACCACGGGCGGCGATGACGAGTTACAGCCGGATAATGGTCTTTGGCGCGTCACCAAAACGGCTGTTCAATTTTCTTTAAATCCGTTCGTCCCCCAAACGATCAATGTCGATACGGCTTCGACTGATTCGGGGGTAACGTGCTATCTGTTCTCCCAAGAGACGGACAACGACGGCACCCTAATCAACATCAAGCGGGTGTATATGCAGCCGGGCATAGTGGCCACGGATGACGAGTCTTTGAATGGGGGAAAACTGCTCAAGAAAACGATTACCAGTTTTCACACGGTTCCTTCTACGCCGGCAGGTTTCGCGCTGGTTGGTTCGCCCGTTCAGAATCCAAACGGCTACCCGATTTACACCTATACCTATTACTCTGCTTCGGCTACGGCGGGAGCGGGCGGGGTGATTAATACCCGTTACGTCAACTCTCAGGGGGGCGATGTGGCGTTTAACCCTGCTTCGCCCAACAGCGCCACGGGTGAGGTTCGGTGCATCATTACCTATCTGACACCGGCCAGCACGACGAGCGATCCGACGACCGGCCCAACTTCCTTTGTGCGTATTGGGGCGGATATTGAGGACCGGGACGGATACCGTGTGTGGACTGTCACCTATGGCTTTGGCGGGGGTTTCAACGTCCTTGTTGACCTTCAGGGGCAGGCTGACGGCTCCCTGATTTACACCTATCAGGCTAAGGCGCTGACGGCCTCGACTCCGGCTTATGGCGGAACGGGAACCGCCCCGCTCGTGAAGATCGAGAGCGTCAGGGGCGACGGGTTTTTCACGAACACCGCCGTTTACCACAAACTTCCCGCCAGTCAGGGCTTCAGGAAAATGTATAAGTTTTGGATGCCGGGCTTGGCGTCCATCTCGGGTGCGCCCGTCAAATATACCCTCTCTCCGCCTATCACTATGGATATTCTGGCGACGGTCACGGTGGATTACAGCACCAGCCAAGTTACCACGACTCCATTTACCGTTTCAGCGTATGCCACCCTGAATACCCAATGGATTCCCTATACGAATCCGGGTGCATCTCCCACCCCCGGCAGCCCTCCCGCTGATACGACCACCGGACCTCCCGTTGGGACAACTGAGAGCCTTGGCGGGTATCTAGCGTCTGCTTCTGGCACCTCGGGGAGTAACGCCTTCTTTAACGGGGTATTCTGCCTTACTTATGAACAAACGCTTGGCAGTTCCACCCCCTCAACCCGCCCCACGGGCGCAACGACTATCGCGGTGGATAACGACCCATATCTAGTGGACACGTCGGGCGTGGTCTATTTCCGGCGCACGGTGACGACTTACACGTTCTAATGAACAGCCCGATTCAAAGTTCACCGTTTCCAATTTATCAGTCTGG